CTGGAATGTATACTCTGATGTTGCAACTCAGGGTACAACCCTACTTGAGACTGATACCGTACCTGAGACTAATTTCACAATTAGTCAGGGAACTCTTACTATTACAGAAGCCGCGAATAGTGTGCCGTACACTGGCAAGTTAGATGATCTTAGTGAACATCCTGTTAAGGAAGTGATTCACAAAGTTCTGAAAAATGATGCTAGAAAGGCTTTTGATAGTCTAGCGCAGGCTCAGTTTGCAGCTACCCCGTTGCGTGTCACACCGGCTGCTGCTTCAGGTACAGTTGGTACTGACACCTCTGCTATTGTGCTGTCAACCACTGGCACCTCTACGATGATCAACAACGTAGCTCTTGGTAAGGAGCACATTAAGACGATCGTTGACACTATGAAAGAGCGTAACATCCCCGCTTACCAGGGTGATGACTACTTTGCTCTAGCACGTCCTTCTACCTACCGGACGCTCAAGAATAACCTTGAGACTATCCACCAGTATGTAGATCGCGGCTTTGGAATGATCCTTAGCGGTGAGATTGGACGTTACGAGGGAGTCCGCTTTGTTGAGCAGACTAACATTGGAGTTGGTGTAGGTTCGACCGCAGGTGCGGGCACTTGGGGTAACGCTAAGTCCGACACTTGTCTGTTTTTCGGTGAGGATACAGTAGCTGAGGCTATTGCGATTCCGGAAGAGATTAGGGGCCGCATCCCTAGTGATTACGGTCGGTCTAAAGGCATAGCGTGGTATTATCTGGGTTCTGATTCAAAGTAGCCCCTATACTTAGTAATAAGTATAGCACACCCTGTGAATTGCTGGGAAGCTAAGGGCTTAAGCCTATGCCAATCAGCAGCCAAGCCCCGAAAGGGGAAGGTTCAACGACTAGATCGAGAGATCGTAGGGTTCAAGTGAACTCGAAGCGCAGGGCACCCCTTGGGGTGATGATATAGTCTGGTCTTGCGGGAAACCGTAAGCAGCCGAAAGGCGGTCAGGGCGTAACGACCCCTGATGAACAAACGGGATTCGGACTCGTCCACACCGTAGCCGCGCAGGCTCGGATCGTGATGTGGGACTCTAAGGCAGGCACGAGCTGATTTTAAGTCACCGGCAGGGACGCCTTATAGTTTACTGTTACTATTACTGGAGATATTAAGATGGCTTATGATGACGCTAATGCCAATGTTCGGCGAGAGCATTGTGTAGGTGAAGTTGGAGGCGGGGCTACTACCGTTTACGGTAAGTTCCACCACTTCCAGAAGATGAAGCTCAACGCAGTTCACGTTCGCGTGACTACTGCAGGTACTGCGACGACTCACAAGTTCGATGTTTACATCGGTACTGCTTCGGTTGCCAGTGCTGCTCTGTCCACTTCGACTGCTGGTGTAACCACTTCGGTTACGGTCGGCAGCTCGGTTACTGCTCTGCAGGCTGTTGAGGTCAAGAGCGGTGCGGACGCGACCGGTAAGGCGGTGGTGTCCTACGAGTACGAAGTTGATCCTGATGCCGTTCGCACCTGATAGGAGGTACTGATCATGGCTACTATTGACGACAAGGGTTTGATGGAGCGCGGCTCTATCAAGGACGCCTGCAAGGGCAACACTGATCTGGCTATCGAGAAGAAGCCACCGGCTCCTGAATCGCTGAAGGCGAAGAAGGGGAAGAAGTGATGGGTTGCGGTAAGAAGAAAAAGGGGCGGTAGCTCCTAAGAGTGCGGGGGCTTCGGCCCCCGTATTTTTACGAATGTGGAGGGTAAGACGATGGGCAACGTAAATAGTCCTGAGCCGAAAGAGCGCAAGATGAAGGAGACGAACAAGGCCAAGAGTGCTCCTGACATGGAGAACTCAATGAAGGGTTTTGACAAGGCTGCGCTTGAGAGCGGTGTGAGTAAAGACGAGATGATGCCTTCGATGATGAAGGTCGGTCTCGGTTGGATCGGAGGGTGATATGATCGATTGGGATAGACCCTACGGTGAAGTGATCGGCATGATGAACGGCTGTCGCTACGAGCAGGACGGCAAGTACTACCGTGGCGATGGCAGCCCGATGGAGCCGGAGAAGCCCGCGACCACAGGTGGCTTGAAGGTCGAGAAGGTTATCATCGATGCTGAAGCGCCTGACGTTGACAACATGACCAAGCTGGATCTGATCAACTTCGCTTACAACAAGTTCGACCGCAAGCTCGATCACCGCAGTTCGCTGGCTTCCCTGCGAACCCAAGTAAAGAACCTGATGGAGTAACTGACACGATGTGGAGTCCCACCTTATCCCAAGGGTTTGAGACAGACAAGATCAAATATCTGACCGTACCTTACACCCAAGGGGTAGGGCTCGACATAGGTTGCGGGCCAAAACGGATTTGGCCCCAAACGATAGGGATCGACCGATACATAAGCCCAGACGGTGCTTCGGTCTCGATGGACGTTATGAAGCTGCCGATCTTTGCAGACCGCAGCTTCGACTACGTGTACAGTTCGCACGTTGTCGAGGACTTCGAGGCGTCTGACTCTGTAAAGCTGCTGTCCGAGTGGTGGAGGGTTTTGAAGGTAGGCGGCCACCTTGTGCTCTACCTGCCTCACGATGAGCTGTACCCGAAGGTCGGGGAGCCGGGAGCGAACCCGGCCCACAAGCAGAACCTGAATCCAGAGACCGTCATTGGTTACATGAAGCAGGTCGGCGGCTGGATGCTTGTCGAGAACGAAGTGCGTGGCAGCGGGAACGAGTACAGCTTTTTCATGGTGTTCACCAAGAGGAGCGACCGACAGCATCTCACTCGGCTGCGCACTACTCCCAAGAATTCTGCCCTTGTGATCCGCTACGGTGGCTTCGGCGACATGTTGCAGGCCAGCAGTGTGATTGCGACATTGGCTGACCAAGGTTACGAGGTGTTCGTCAACACGACACCGAAGGGTAAGGAGGTGTTGAGGTTCGACCCGAACATCAGCGGCTGGTGGATGCAGGAGCAGGATCAGGTGCCGAACAACCAGTTGACCGACTACTGGCGGGCACTGGGCGAGAGGTTTGACAAGGTTGTGAACCTGAGCGAGTCGGTAGAGGGTCAGTTCCTTGTGATACCAGGTCGGCCTGAGAGCAACTTCCCTGCTGAGGTTCTGCGCGAGAAGAACGGTGGAAACTACATGGACTACGCTCACGACTTGGCCGGAATCCCAAGGGGCTCTCGCCTCAAGTTCTACCCGTCAGGCGAGGAGCGCAAGTGGGCTGAGAAGCAGAAGCGCAAGATCGGCGGTAAGGTTGTGCTGTGGAGTCTGTCGGGCTCCAGTGTTCACAAGGCGTACCCTTGGACGGACAACGTGATTGCGACGCTGCTGGTCGAAGATCCTGACGTTCAGATCGTGATGGTAGGTGACACCCTCTGTCAGATCCTTGAGGACGGCTGGCGTGACGAGAAGCGGGTACACAGGCGCTCTGGCGTGTGGTCGATACGGGAGACCCTGGCGTTCGCTCAGGTAGCAGATGTCGTAGTCGGCCCTGAGACGGGGGTGCTGAACGCAGTCTCGATGGAGAAGAACCACAAGGTTCTGATGCTCAGTCACTCGACCGTTGAGAACCTGAGCCGCGACTGGGTGAACACGACGAACATCGTACCTGAAGTTGACTGTTACCCGTGTCACAGGCTACACTATAGTTTCGAGTATTGCAGGAAAGACGAGGAGACCCACGGCGCTGCCTGTGCAACCTCTATCCGCCCTGAATACGTGGCCGACTGCGTACTACGTGTTCTTGGTGAGAGGGTTGCTGCATGAGCACCTACCTACAGCTGTGTCAGAGGGTGAGGCGAGACTGCGGCATTGCTGCCAGCGGCCCGACGGCTGTTACCGGTCAGACCGGTATTATGCAGAAGGTCTGCGACTGGGTAGCTGACGCTGCTGAGGAGATCGAGGGTCTGCACTCCGACTGGCACTTCCTGCATGCGGAACACACAGACACTTGCGTTGCAGGTACTGCTGACTACTCGGCTCCTGCCGACTGGGGGCAGTGGGATCGAGAGGGGGTCTATCTCGACCGCACTCTCGGTACCTATCGCCAGTTGAAGTTCATCGACTACCGCACATGGAGGGGCAAGTTCCGCAATGGAACCAAGACCAACGGCAGGCCCTCCTACTTCACGATCAAGCCAGACGGCACCCTCACCCTTGAGTCGCCTCCTGACGACACCTACTCGATCTACGCCGACTACTGGAAGAAGCCGACTCGGCTTGCTGCTGACGCCGACACCAGCCTGATCCCGAGCCGTTGGGAGAAGGTGATTGTCGCTCGCGCCAAGCTGTTCTTTGCTGAGTACGACGCTGCGCAGGAGATCCTGCAGAGCAGTACGCAGGAGTTCGCACGTCTTGTCGCCCTGCTTGAAGCTGACCAGCTACCAGACCGTCACATTGACACAATGGCTCACGCTGACGTTGAGATGCGTGTGGTGCCCTACTGATGGCTTACCAGAAGTCGCCCTACATCCAGATGCGCGGGGGCTTGAACCTGCGGGCGTCTGTCATGCAGATGAATCCTGGCCAGCTTCTGGGTGCGAAGAACGTCGAGTGCAAGACGCCGACTGGTTACCGTCGGGTTGACGGGTACACGCTTTGGGATGCTAACGAGATCACTGGTGAGGGGGCGACCCTCGGTGGCTTCATCTACGGCAACACGGTCTATGCGTTCCGTAACGTAGTCGGCTCGGCTAGTGCGAAGATGTGGAAGTCGACTGGCGGAGGTTGGACAGAGGTCGACCTTGGCAAGACGATCGACTTCACATCGGGCAGTACCGAGATCGAGGTGGGATCGACGATTGTAGGTGCTACCAGTGGAGCGACAGCTGTCGTTGCTCACGTCTACCGATCAAGCGGTAGTTGGCAGGCAGGAGACGCAGCAGGGACTCTCACGATCTACACTCAAGTCGGTACGTTCCAGTCAGAGGATCTGAACATCAGCGGGGGAGCGAGTAATGTCGCCAGTGTGGGAGGGGATTCCACTGCGGTGACGTTATTACCTGGCGGCACCTACCGCTTTGACAAGTACAACTTCAACGGCGTGTCGAAGATATACGGTGTCAGCGGCACCAACAAGGCGTTCGAGTTCGACGGCACCTACTATATCCAGATCCGCACCGGCATGGCTGACGACACGCCAGATCATGTGATCGGCTACAAGAGTCACCTGTTCCTGTCGTTCGGTACATCGCTTCAGTTCTCCCCCATTGGTGAACCGACTGCTGTATGGACTGCGGTGACCGGGGCTGGCGAGCTGCTGACAGAAAGCACAGTCACGGGTCTCACTCAGGTCTCTACAGGTGCGCTTGCCATTGCAACCCGCACTGGGTGGATGTTCCTCCAAGGCTCATCGTCCGCTGACTTTGTCAGTACCAATATGCGCGAATACGGCAACGAGGTCGGCTGTTACGCCGACACGTTGCAGCAGCTAGGTAGCCGGGTAGTGTTCTTTGATGACCGGGGGGTTATGGAGATCCGCGCCTCACAGAACTACGGTGACTTCCAAGACGCCACGTTGAGCCAGCACATTCAAGACCTGATCGACGTTCGCATAGGCGATGTCGTTTGCTCATGCGTGGTCAAGGAGAAGAACCAATATCGTTTGTTCTTTGATGGCGGTAAGGGGCTGACTCTTGGTTATTACCAAGATCGAGTGCTTGGCTTCACCGAGTTCGAGTACCCGGTGAGTGTGAAGTGGGTGGCAACAGGTGAGTCCGATGCGGGACGAGAACTTGCTGTGTTCGGCACGACTACTGGATACGTCTACCGCATGGACAGCGGCAACAGCTTCGCGGGCACTGCGATCACGACCTTCTTGCAAACTGCCTATCACTCGCTCGGATCGCCCCGAGATGTCAAGCGTTGGCGCAGTGCCACTCTCGATTTGTTGTCGAGTGCGAACACAAGCCTGTCGGTCAAGCCGGACTTTCGCAATGTTAGCGAAGGCGTACCGCCCTACAGTTACACCGATATCAATCTGTACGGAGCAGGGAGCCCTCTCGGTAGCTTTGTTCTGGGCAGCAGTGTTCTTGGTGGCTCGATCATAAACGAAGGTTGGGTCGAGCTTGAGGGTCGGGGCGACTTCTGCTCTCTTATTTTACGAAGCTCATCGACAACCGATGACGCTTGGGAACTCGACGGGATCATTTACGAAGTATTACCCGGTCGCAGGAGATACTGATATGGCGGGCACATTCTACAATAACACCAAAGTAGACGGTGAGTTTTGGACTGAGACGGATGTCGAACTGGTCGAGGACGGCTTTGATCGCCTTGAAGCGATGATGCCGACCAACATTGTCAACGAGACCGCAGGCGCGGTGTTCATCTCGACGACCGACACCCAGACCTTGACCAACAAGACGCTGACGAGTCCGACAATCACTGGTACGGTTGGAGGTTCTGTCGAATTCGCTAACCCTGTCACAGCGGATGGTATTCCGATTGGGACTGGAGGGGCAGGTGGCATAGCCATCGGCACAGACGCTTTGTCGAGCGCAGGAGCGTTGGCCTACAGTAATATTGCCATAGGGACAAACAGTTTGGATAGCCTTACAACCGGGGATGAAAATGTTGTAATTGGGGTAAATGCCGCAGCAGCTATGACCTACTCCGGAAGCTGCGTTGCGGTCGGGCATAATGCGATGCAAAACGCCACCGTACCTAACGGGGATGTCGCAATTGGATATCGGTGTTTGAGGTCATCGGACGGAGACCATAACACAGCTGTCGGCTACATATCACTGCTCGCCAACACCACTGGAACATATAATACCGCCATCGGTGCAAATGCCGGTAGTGACATCACCGCCGGCTCCAAAAACACCATCCTCGGTTGCTTCACAGGAAACGTTGTTGGTGTCTTGGACATTCGCACGTCAGATAACTACATTGTACTGTCTGACGGTGACGGCAACCCAGAGATGTATTGGGACGGTAGCGCGTGGACTGCCAAGGGGGCGCTTACTGTTGAGGGTAATTTGACATCCACCGGCACTGGGACGTTTAGTGGTGGGCTACAGCTAGGCGGAGCCACTGCTGCGAACAACCTTGATGACTATGAGGATGGGACTTGGACTCCGGTGATTAACGGTAGTTCGTCGAACCCTACTTTTAGTACGGCAATCGCTAGCTATACAAAGGTCGGGCGGCAGGTGACATGCGATATCCAGATGATTTTTAGTACAGCGGGGAGCGGAACCTATTTGCTGCTCAATTCGTCACTACCGTTCACGCCATCGTTGTTGGGGGCGGTGATAGGAACTGCGGGTGTGTTTGATGATGGCACAGCTTGGTATGCAGCAAGCACATACAACGATGCAACGCAGCAGCTAATAGTCATTGGAAGTGCGGGTACGACTTTTTCTTCGACATCCCCATTTACTGTCGTCAGCGGTGATGCACTTCATATGTCATTTACCTATTTCGTATAAGGAGACAAACAATGTTAACCAAACAAACCGTATTAGACAAGATTGAAGTGCTGCCTCGCACTGGACATATCCAAGTGAGGGAGGCCCTCGAGATTGTGGAGGATGGGGAAGTTATCTCATCCAAGTATCATCGACGTGTT